TTATATGTCGCCATCTTGAGGGAGCTTAGGGTAAAGCACAAGTTCGAAATCATCGAGTCTTTGCCACTTTTCCTTTTTATAAACAGCCTTTTCTAAAACTGACTTTAGGAGGCTGTTTTTCTTTTTGGGATCATCTGTTTTAAAGTACAGATCAAGAACATGCTCTACTTGAGGTATTGTATCTTTCTTAACTTTTTCTTTCTTAATTTCTGTTTTAATTTCTTTCTTTAGGTTTTCCATCGTGGAAGTAATTTCAGTAATGCGATTAGAAATTACATTCGAACGTTCTAAAAACATATCGACTGTGTAAACACCACGCTCCAATAAATCATGTAAATTATTTTTTTGTTTTTGGACATCTACTAATTCTTTATCAAGCTTGCGTAATGCAACTTCATTCATTTGAATAACTTGTGTTTCTTTTAATTTGTTATCTTGCTTATGTTTTTCAAAATCAGCTTTATAATTGATGTACCATTCTTTTAATGCCTCGAGTAAACGCTTCTCAATTAATTCAGTATAACTTGATTTGTTTTCACAGCCACGGTGTTTACAATCCATCGTTTCTTTTCGATTCTTCGGATAACGTTGGACCATGCTATAACCACATTTACTACATTTAATAATGCCAGCTAGAGGATTTTTAATTCCATTCGTATTGTAAGGAACGTGATATCTTGAGTTTAATTTTTCTTGTACTTGTTCAAATAAACTTTCCGGTATGATTGGCTCATGTTTGCCATCAGCAATAATCCAATCTGATTTATCTTGACGAGCACAACTTCTTTTTACGGCATCAGGCTGTTTTACTTCTTTTCTCTTTTGCCAAGTCACTTTTCCGATGTACACATTGTTTTTTAATATATCCAAGATGCTGTAGGGGTTCCATTCATTCCCTAACTTACTTTTGTAACCAAGATCATTTAACTTGCTTCGGATTGCGTTAGCGCCCATATCCTCATTTGCATACCAATCAAATATCATTCTTACGACAGAAGCCTCTTCTGAATTAATCGTTAACGTACGCTCACGCTTATTTAAACGGTGGATATCATAACCATAAGGCGCATGGGTACCGAGATAATTACCAGCCTCCACGCTTGCTATACGGCCGCGTTGCATACGACGCGTAATAATCTTTAACTCCTTACGAGCCATAAACGCTTCAAATTCGCTATATTCTTCATCCCACTCATCATTAAGGTCATAAGTCTTCCTAGGTGTCATAATCTTCGTATTCGAGCGTTTAAACGTCTCTAAAATGATTCCTTGCTCTTTCATACCGCCACGACCTAAACGGTCCATATCCATACAAAGAACAACATCATATTTATTATCTTCAATTTCCTCAAGCAGCGCTAACATCTCAGGACGTTTCACTAAGCTCTCACCAGAAACAATTTCCTCACGGACAGCTAAAACATTTAAGTTCATTTCCTTCGCTATTTTCAGCAGGGTAGTGCGGTGCTTAGCTAATGTTTCTCCTTCGCCGCGCGCTTCAGCTTCGAGATCGGCACGGGATTTTCTTAGGTAGATTGCGGTTTTCATAGATAGACCTCCTTGTTATTAGTTAGTATACGAAAAGCAGATAGATAGAAGAAGTAAAGAAAAGAAAAAGCCCTGTATAAGAGCTTTAGTAAATTATTTTGGATTTATATGTACATTGATAGATATATTTGTATCAGAATTATCTTTGATAGGATTAGAATCATGATCAGCTTCTGTAATTTCTAGTTTCGTACTAGTAGATGTTGTTTGTCTAACCTTCTTTACTTTAAATCCTAATTCTTTATATTCTAAGTAAACTTTAGAAGAAAAGTCACAGATATAAAAAAGTTTATCTTCAGGAGTATTCGCTAATGTACAAAGGGTTTTCTTTTCATCAATTACATAATTATGAATCAAATTTAGTTTTATAATTTCATCTTGAGTTAAGATACGAATTGAGTACTTTTTATTATCTAATTCTTGCACTCTAATGAGATGATAAATGAAAAGTCCGCTGATAAATATAGGGAATGCAAGTCCTAATCCAATGATTTCGTACCAAATAGCCCTATCTATTGCTATGGTTAGAAGTGTGTAATACCAAAATATACTTGATAAAAGAAAATATAGTGCTTGTTTACGAATTTCTTTCTTTATTTCGTTGGATTTATCTCCATGTTCAGTGATTTTAAATAACTTTGCAGTTGCAAATGCTGATATTGAAATTGCTATTAGAGCAATTATACTGAAAATAAAACCGTGTTTATGTATATAGTCAGAGAATGCAGCATTAATCAATAATCCTGGAACAAGGTAAATGAGTAGTATGAATATACACAATACACTAATAAGCTCTGTAATTTTTAATCTGTTTTTTTGCTCTTTACTATTGAATAGCATGTCTAACTGGCTTGTTGTATATAGCTGAACAAATTTTTGAATGATAAAAGGTATACCACTAAGTAAGGCTACTGTCGCCGTAACTAAGGCAGTAGCGATTTTTGCAAAATTATCATCAATGTGCATCGGAAGTTATCAGTCCCTTCTTGTTTCTAGTTATTGTAGTTTTTTTAAACAAGAAAAACCTTTTGGCACCCCATGAATCTCCGCGACCTCTTGGATAGAAAAAACAGTATCCTCATAAGCAGAAACCATTTCATCGGTAAGTAACAATTCCACAGCAAATGTATTTGCTTCGATTTCTAAGCGATCCACTGAAAAGAAGGTTTGGTTACGCAAGAAGGGGGTATTTGCTTTCGGATGAAGTACAGCATGACCTAATTCATGTGCACAAACAAATCGTTGAGTAGTTTCGTTAATTTTATTATTGATATGAATGAATTTAAAGCGTTTATAAGTGTTGTAAAAACCAAGAGTATTCCCAAGGTCTTCAAACAACACTATAATATTTTTTCGTTTAGCAATTTCAAAAGGGTTTGTTGTACCGTGTTTTTTTACGATTTTCATTACGTAGTCTTTAATTTTCATTTCTCGCTCCGTTCAATCTTTTTTATACTTGTTTGGAGTGAATTTTTGTTTTGCTAATTGTTTTGCCATGCGCATAGAGTTTTCTAGAGAAATACGAATCATTTCTTTTGTGTGTTCGTCTATTGGTTCTCCGTCAAACATTAAAGCATCTTCGCTATTTTCTAATTCTTCTAATGTTTTTTCTAAATCACGTGCAATATCGCGTTCTTCTTTTTTAGAAAGTTTGTTAGACCTACCCAATAATTCGTCTGTAGATATTTCATATAAATCAGCTAATTTTCCTAATGTTGTTGTATCAGGATCACGATAGTCGCGTTCATAATTTGAAAGGACAGTATTTGTAATACCGATTTTTTCGGCGACAAACTTTTGAGACCATTTGCGTCGTTCTCTTTCTTTTTTTAATCTATAGCCTAAAGTCATAGTTTATCCTTCCATTCTTCCATTTGTCTTTTCGTTAATTATTTTAACAATATTTCACGTTATGTGAAACTTTATTCACTAAAAGTTAAAAATCCCATTGACTTTCACTTTACGTGGAATTATTATTGATACATAAGATTCACGTAAAGTGGAATGAGGTGGTGTTAAATGGAGATTAATCAAAAAATACGGGAATTAAGAATTTCTAAGGGTATTTCACAAGTATTTATAGCAAAAGAACTTAGTATTTCTGTATCAGCTTATAACATGAAAGAAGCAGGGAAACGTTCGTTTAAAGCACAAGAATTAAAGTGTGTTGCAAAAGCACTAAATGAACATCCATCAATTTTTTTTGAATAAATATTACACGTAAAGTGGAATTTATGATGAAACTTGTGTAAAAGTAGGTGAGAAAATGCCATCAACTAACATGGCAGTACCAACAGAACCGTCGCATAAACATATAAAAAGCACTTCAAGAGGTGACACCATGAGCCAACAAGAAGAATATGCGGCGACTTATGAATTTGGAAAAACGAAAGTCCATGTTGTGGCTCCTGAGCCAAAATCACAAAAGGATATTGATAAAATCCGTCAAGCATATTACAAGGCTGGTTGGGCCATCATCAAAGAAATACAAGTAAAAGAAAACGTTGAGGAATAATTCCTCTCTTTTTATACGAAAAGTAGACAAGTTACATATGTACTAAGTTCATTGTAATCATTTGAAAACTAAATATGGAGGCGAACAGATATGGGAACAAGCATATACTGCAATTCAGCAATAGGAGAATTATTACAGAATGCTAGAGAATGTTGTGACAATGTTCAGCTGAAAACAAAGAAAGGGTTATCTAAGTACCTGGGTATTACACATGAAAGATTAACCCGTATTGAATCTGGACTTTCTAAACCAGAATTTGAACTTGCGATGGATTGGTGCCATGCAACAGGGGCAAAGTTGAATCAACAAGCGATCAAACATATTTATGGTGTTGGGTTGCCGCCTACAGATCCACGCTTAACTCAGGATGTAAATCTACAATTGATGAACTACATTAAACAAGCTGAAGAGGGGATTGCGGCAGCGAAAGAAATTATGAATCTACAAGTTACAACAAGGTCATGGAAGCACGATGAAAAAAAGAAACATGAATATGCAGTTCATGCAAAAGAAATCTTCGATACAATCCAAGCTACTCAATGTGTAGTACAAGCTCTTGAGCAAGTTCATTTTGGCATTATGGAACAAATACAAAGAAGTTGGTTGCAAAAGGCTATGGCAGAAAACGTTATTATCCAATCAGTGGATAGCTTACTGACTTTAACAAAGGTGCTGTAAAGGGGGAAGGGAAATGACAGTAGATTATAAGAAACCGAGTCTAAGAGAATATAAGGAATTAATTCGATATGATGCAAAATTAACTGGTGAAATTAAAATAGCAGAATTACTTAATGAGGATTCAAAAACAGTTGAATTAAAGCAAGAGAAGAAATTGCTGGGGATTCGAATCAAGATTATCGAAGCGTCATTCATTTTGAAACATAAATGGGCAAATAAAAAAGCTACCGCCTAGGAAACAGTAGCTCTAAAAAAGATAATGTAAAGCAATTATAACATTTTATGAATCATTTGGACAAGCAACTGTGCTTGTCGTTATGACCAGAAAGGGATTGTTCCTCCCATACCTCTACAATGTTCCTTTCTGGTTGTAACGATGCGTACAGCATTAATTTAAATAGAAAGGAGATGGGAAATTATGAATATCCAAGAAGCTACTAAATTGGCAATAAAGCAAAATAGATATATTTCGCGAGTGCATTTTATAAACACCTTTAAGGTCAAACTTAAACCAACAAATACGTATGATTTATGCAAAACGTATTCTTTAAATCCTGGTGAAGTTGAACCACGCAGGGCATGGAGTCCCCGAGCAGATGATCTAATTGCTGATGACTGGATAGTTATTGATTAGGGCATCCAAGATTTTATCTCTTTAGCAGCTTTGTATCCTTTTTTTAGAAGAGTATTTTCTTCACAATATGCAATTCCTGCTGAAAGTAAAGTAGTCATATAAGCAATACTGTCTGCTTCATATATAGATACAAAACCTTCATCTTGTAAATGAAATAAAGCTTTTGAAATTGATTTGTCAGTTTCATCAGGACATAGTTCCTGGAATCTTTCGAAAGAAAACATATCAGTTTCGTGTTTTTTATACTCAGTCGTCATGTATTTTAATAGGATTTCGGATAGCTTAATCATTTTCATATATTACACCTCCCTTAAAGGAAGATTATACCATGATTTTTTAATGTGTTTATAAAAAGAGACAAGCCACTGTGCTTGTCGTTATGACCAGAAAGGGATTGTTCCTCCCCATATCCCTACAATGAATCTTTCTGGTTGTAACGATGCGTACAGCATCAATTTAATTAGAAAGGAGAGGTAATTCATGAACGATAAAAACAATCGTCTTCATGATCTAGTTCTTCCTGGGGATTTTTCATTTGCGAATAAACTTCATCACTGTATGGATGAATGTATTCATAACATGTTTAATGCAGAATCAACTGAAGAATCAAATCACTGGGAAGAAGAGCTGGAGCGATGTATAAGGGAATTTAAAATGCTTCGTGATACAAAAGAGGAACATGAGGCATCGATGAGTTATCGTGTAGTGATTAAAGATTTAAGAGCAAGAGGAGTTAACGCTTCGTTAGTAACACGTAGAAAATAAAAAATTCTATCACTTGGCAGAGTGATAGAAAAATGGTCTTGCAAAGATCTTAGGGTTAATTATATCAAATTAACATTCGTATAACAACGGAGTGTGCTACATGCTTTTTGACAAATCGTTACATAGAGTGTTGCTGAATCCTAAAGTGTTTCAACAAGCGACATCAGAGCAACACCTAATTTACTTAGTAAAACAATATCTCAAAATAGGATACAAGAATTATCGCTTATTACGTGTAGAGGACGGATTTGCGATATGTAAACGGGAGGATGAATAATATGGCAGTTTATAGACCAGTACACGTTTCATTTTGGCAGGATTCATTTGTTTTAGATCTTACACCGGAGGAGAAGTATTTCTACTTATATTTGATGACAAACGGTAAGACGTCTCAATCAGGAATCTATGAGCTTCCACTTCGTATAATTGAAACTGATACGGGATATAACCGCGAAACTGTTATCAAGCTATTAGAACGTTTTGCTGAGTACGGAAAAATTAATTACAACCAAAAAACAAAAGAGCTGTTCTTAATCAACTGGTTGAAATTCAATCCAATTAAAAATGTAAACATTGAAAAGTGTGTTTTAAAAGAGATTCAATCTGTGAAGGACCAGGATTTTTTAGTTGATTTTTATGAAACTTGTTTGCAATTAGAACGAGAACAAGATTTTAAAATTCCTCGTATTAAGGAGTATTTATCAGTCCGTTTGGAGGGGCTTATAAGGGGCTTCCAAGACCCTAGCAAGGAAGAAGAAAAAGAAAAAGAAAAAGAAGAAGAAAAAGAACAACAACAACAACAAGAACGCGCAGGCGCGGAAGAAGTTGTTGAGGTTAATCCAATTTCTTTTTACGAGCAAAACTTCGGATTCATTACACCTTTTATTGCAGATGGTATTTATGCTTGGATAGATGATTTAAATGTAGAACTAGTTATTAAGGCTATGGAGATTGCTTTAGAGAAGAATACGAGAAATATGTCTTACGTAAATACGATTTTAAGAGATTGGCATCTTAAAGGCTTTAAAACAGTAACTGATGTTGAGGCAGCTGATAAAGCATTTCGTGCTCAGCGATTAACAAAAGCGCAACAACAGACACAAACGCCTTATCAACAAAAAGGATTATCGGAATCTACTAAAAACGTAATACAGCAGCAACAAGCATGGGAGCAGAACATTCCAACAGAAGAAGAACTTGCAGTACTTAATCAACAGAATGCGTGGTTGGCCAAATGAGTAACGATATGATTCGCAATGTTGAAGCTGAACAAAGTGTTTTAGGTAGCATAATCCAAGAAGGCGATTTAATTAAAGATTGTCAGCTAAAGGTAAAACAGTTCTCTTTACCAACACACCAAGTGATTTTTAAGGCGATGAGAGAATTAGAAGATGCTGAAGTTCCGATAGATCTTGTTGCTCTCATCGGAAAATTCGATGAGAGCTTTATGCATCAAATTGGCGGGATCGAATTCTTTGTAAACCTGACAGAAGTTGTAACAACAACTAAGAACTTCTCGTATCACGAAGGTTTAGTGATTGAAGCTTGGAAAATGCGACATGCTCAAGAGGTTGCTGGTAATTTATATAATCGTCTTCAGCAAGATAGGGACATGAGTGCTATTAGTACATCAATTGATGAATTAAGCGCCATTGAAGAAATAGGTTACTCAGATGAATTTAACTTGAAAGATACGCTTGTTGATCTGTATAAAAAAATGCAAATTAATGTGGGAGATTTAACCGGTATTCCAACTGGTTATGACGACTTGAACAGAATGACAGCAGGGTTGCAAGAAGGGGATTTAATTATTGTAGGTGCCCGTCCTTCAATGGGAAAAACAGCATTCGTATTAAACGTTGCTTTTCATGCAGCAAGTGCTCATACAGCAACAGGAATCTTTTCACTAGAAATGGGAGAAGAGCAGTTACTTAAACGTATGATTTCAAGTACTGGAAATATAGATGCTACGAAATTAAAGAATCCTAAGAAGCTATGTAATTTAAAGGATTGGGAAAAGATTAGTCAAGCGATGGGGTTGATTAATGATTTGCCATTAGAAATTTATGATAAAGCAAATGTAACGATGCAAGAGATTTACGCTAAGGCTAGGAAATTAAAGCGTAAGTACCCGGATAAAAAGGTTTTAATTGCAATTGATTACTTGCAGCTTATTGTAGGGGATCCAAAGCATAGAGGGAACCGCATGCAAGAAATAGGTGAGATTAGTCGTAAGTTAAAACTGATGGCAAGAGAATTAAATGTATGTGTAGTTGCATTATCACAGTTAAGTCGTGCGGTAGAAAGTAGGCAAGATAAGAGGCCGTTGCTATCAGATTTACGTGAAAATGGTCAAATTGAGCAAGATGCGGATTTAATAGCATTCTTATACCGTGAAGATTACTATGACCGCGAGACAGAAAATAAAAACATAACGGAAATTATTTTAGCGAAACAGAGGAACGGTCCAGTTGGTGTTGTTGAACTAGCATTCATTAAAGAATTTAGTAAGTTTGTAAATTTAGAGAGAAAGTTCAATCATCAACAGGAGGCTTAATCTAATCATGTTGTTACGTCAGGAAGTAGAACGTAGAAAACTAATAATCATTCGTAAATTATTGGGATTAGGGTTAGCTGAGATTAATGGACAAACATTAGATCAACTAACGTTAACGCAGCTTGAAGGAATTTTAATTGCAAGCTTGCAGGTATTGGAGGGGGAAAACAATGCCAAAGCAATTAACAATTTTTGACGTGGAGCCAGTTTTATCATTTGATCCTAAGAAAGCTCATATTCACCGTTTGAATTCAAGATTACGGTATGCAGATGTGGTTGTGCAAATACCACGTCAAGTCAAAGCAATCGATGAATTAAAACCAACGACAGCGCCTGATGAGCGTTACGAATTATTTGAGGATTATACAATTGGGATTTGGCGTTATAAGCGAGTGGACGATAAAGAATTTGTGTGGGAAGAGGCAGAAAAAATGTGTAAGCAAGCAAGGGATGAAAAAAAGCCGATTCCAATACGGCTCCATCTATCACTGGAACAATCATTTGTTCCGGAAAACGTTGTGCAATATCTATAGACAAATAAAAAAAAGCTGAGATCACTCTCAACTTACTTCGACAAAGTAATTATAACATATGGGAGTGATCTTGGTGGGAATTAGAAAAGAAAATCTTGTGGAAATGACAGCTGAAATAGATTTGAAAACAAACGGAATATATGTTGTTAAAAATGGTCAGGTGCGACTAATAGAACCGCCTCAAGGTGGCTATGGTGAACAATCCTTTGTATATCAAAGTGGAAAAGTAATTCGTATGGAAGAACGCAAAACACAGTTACTTTAATAAAATTTGAATTTTATAAGAATCGGAGGAATGGAAAATGGAACAGATTTTAAAAATTGAAGAACATCAAGAGAAAGTAAGATGGTCAAGCATGAGTGGTTATGCTATAACAACAAACGAACAAGTAATCAAGTTATTGATTGATGATGAACAATCTTGTTGTGAAAACTTTGGTTACTTTATGTCAGAAGATGACTTCAATGATTTTATAGGAGCACAACTTATTGATGTAAAAATAACTGATACAGAATTAAAAGAGGGGCTTCTTGAAAAGCATGATTTGGATATAGAAGGTGAGTATTTTGAAGGTGATGTAATGTTTGTCGATATCGTCACATCTAAAGGGACTCTCCAATTTGTAGCTTACAACGAACATAACGGATATTACGGTCATGAAGCTAAAGTTAGTTCAAAACAAATTAATCATGATGAAGTGTTATAAAAGCGTTATTTTATAAAAAATGGAGGTAAGCAAACATGGATAAATTAAAAAAGTATTTAGATGCGTTACTAACTGGTAAGGGGAAGGCAATCATTGAAGAAGAGGATGTACAAGAAGTATTGCCACGTTTAGAAGCTGTATTAAATGAAACAGGTTGCGTGTACTCTTGCAGTGAGAACATGGAAGGTAGAGTGCTAGTCATTATTCGTGAAGTGAAATAGAACAAAATAGTTATTTGGGAGAGGGTTAAACGTGGATATAGTAGATAAATTGTCCTTTATAGAAACTCAGTTAGATGATGCAGCAAAAAAACATAAGGAAGCTGAAGAACGAGCGTTAGGTGTAGCTAACTATTCGGATTATATGTATCACAAAGGACATAAGGAAGCATTTAAAGGTTCGCTTATGCTTATCCGAGATTTACAATTACAAGTTCTTTTAAATGATAAAAATTAAACAAAATTCTTATTTTGGAGGGAAAGAGAATGAGAGAAATTAAGTTTCGTGCATGGGATAAAGAAAAACAATTTATGTTCACTCCTACCCAAATTGAATTAACACAAGGTGAAAATTTTGCTAAATGGGATAAATGGCGTCCTATGGCATGGCGAGACGAGTTACCTGAAGAAGGATCAGGCGGTATCGGTAGAGCGTTAGGTGATGAATGTGAATTAATGCAATACACAGGATTAAAAGATAAGTATGGCACGGAGATTTATGAAGGGGATATATTGAGAGGCCCTAAGTATTACGAAAGTGAAGAGAGCACATCACCAGTTTACGATCAGTGGAAAGTAACGTATAAAAATTGTTCTTATTATTTAGGGGATAGTCCAATTGAAGAAGACCTTGATTGGATTGGCTATGAGTGTGAAGTTGTTGGGAATATATATGAGAATGCAGAATTGATACAGGTTTAATACAAAATCTTTATTTTAAAACGAAAGGGAGGGCACTGGATTTGGATAAGTACCGCAAATTACATTTAATACTTAAAGATACAGATCAAAAGGTATTGGTGTATAGCCAAGAAAGCTTTACTTCAATTATGGATTATTTGAATGAAGATAAATTTATTATGTTATTCGAGTTAGAAAATAATTTGTATCTTCCTTGTGCAATAAATACAGAAGATATTATTGCTATTTCAACAGTTGAAGATTAAAACAAAATCGTTATTTTAAATGGTTTAGCCCCTTGAAGGGCGCTCCAAGGGGCTAAGATTCGAGAATTTTTAAACTCTTGTTTAATTACATGAAAACTCCCTAAAGAGTATCTATGGAATTTTAACACTTAACTGATTATTTTTACAGATATATATTGAAACTCGAATGTTAATAAAAGAAACCCCGTTTATTCACGGGGCTTCTAAGGGTAATTGTCAAGTAATGACGTACTCGACTAAATAACAATATCATGAATTTTTTGGTAAAAATACTGGTAAATGTGTCCAAATGGATGAGAGCATTATTTTGAACAAAAACGCTATTTTATTAGAAAACATTAAAAAGGACCCGATTAGGGGTCCGGGTCCTTTTAATGGAACAATAGAACTTTATGGGATTACCAATACATTACCATAAAAGGTAATTTATTTCCATAACTGGAGTATTGAGAAACCTTTTTATAAAAACTTCATTTTACACAACAAAGCAGCTAGTTAATAAAACTAACTGCTTGTTGTACAAAAGAAACGCTGCGCTTACAGAAATAGTTTGTAACTTTAAGTTACAAAAATAGTATGAACAGGGTTGAAAATGTTATTCAGAAATGAAAGAAAACAAAATAAAAAAGAGCACCATGCATAAGTGCTCTTTAAGATAGGAGGTAACACTTTGAGCTGGATGTTTAGGTTAAAAGTATATGATATAGAAAAGGAATAAGACCTAAAATTTATTTTCAGCTTAATACAAAAGAGCAGCTAGCAAAAGCTAACTGCTCATTGAAAAAATGAATCTACACCAGGTTATTTACTGTCAGAGTTTCAAGAAACAAGTGATTAAATTAATCTAACTTTTCAATTACAATTGAAGCATTTACATTTGTTTGTGTTCCACCTGCCAAAGTTTGCAAAGTGACCGCAGCAGCTGAAGTATGATTGTGGAGGGTAAGAACATCACCTGCGGCTAAAGAGAGGATTGTTTGCCCGTTGTTTTGCTGAGTTCCTGCACCTGATCCATAAACTGCGTTGGTAACTGGAGCACCATTTAAAAAGAGCGTAAATTGATTAGGTTCAACTCCTGATACAGAAAAAGAAATCTTATAATCTCCTGCATTAATAACCATAATCTGAGAAGTTCCAGGAGTATGAGTAATACCAGGTGTCATTAAACCATTCGAATTAAAAAGAATAGGTGCTTCTAAGGCAACAACTTGAGCTGCTGTATTGAAAATATAAGCGTATTGAGATAATCCAGATACTGTAAGGCCGGTAGGCCCAGTAGCTCCGGTAGCTCCAGCGGTTCCTGGTAATCCAGTAGGCCCAGGAATGCCTTGGATGCCTTGGATACCTTGAAGCCCAGTTGGGCCAGTCGGGCCGATAGGTCCAATAGGTCCTGGATTACCTTGAATACCTTGGATACCCTGAATTCCAGTCGCCCCAGTTATTCCAGTGGGTCCAATAGGACCAATAGGTCCCGGATTACCTTGAATCCCCTGAATCCCTTGACTTCCTTGAGGTCCAGTGGGGCCAGGAATCCCTTGGATACCTTGGATACCTTGAAGTCCGGTTGGTCCTGGTGACCCAGTTGGTCCAGTCGGGCCGATAGGTCCAATAGGTCCTGGTGGTCCACCTGAAGGACCAGTCGGGCCCGTTGGTCCTGGTGGTCCACCTGAAGGGCCGGTCGGTCCAACAGCTCCAGAAGGTCCAGTTGGACCTACAGAACCAGGAATGCCAGGAATGCCTTGAGGGCCGGTCGGGCCAGGAATGCCTTGAATCCCTTGAATGCCAGGAATGCCTTGAATGCCTTGAATCCCTTGAATTCCAGTGCCCCCCGTTATCCCAGTCGGTCCAATAGGACCTTGAATGCCAGGAATGCCTTGGATGCCTTGGATACCTTGAATTCCAGTAGGTCCAGTTGGACCAATAGATCCAGAAATCCCAGGAATCCCTTGAGGTCCAGAAATACCTTGAGGACCAGTAGGTCCCAGGTTACCTTGAATTCCAGTAGGTCCGGTAGGCCCGGTAGGTCCCGGAGGTCCACCTGAAGGTCCGGTAGCTCCAGTAGGTCCCGAAGGCCCAGTAGCACCGGTTAATCCAGTAGACCCGATTTGAGGCAACGGAAAGGCGCATGGAAATGGGATGTGACATTTCTTTTTAAATTTACTCATTTTTACACCTCCATTATAAACTAACTAGCCAATTTATATTTATACTTTAATAACTTATGAGCGAGCAGACATATGGGTGTAAGGAAAAAACTATAACAATCACATGAAAGGTTTTAAGAGCAAGCCTCTATTTCACATTCCATACCAAAAAGAGCACCATATATAAGTGCTCTTCTGCCCAAGACTTATTGAAAACCTATGACTTGTGAGTGTTCTTGAAATTAATATATGATTCAACAATTATTTGGTGCAGGGGATATTAAAAAAGAGCGTTTCGGAAAGCGCCCTTCTGTAACGACTATCCACTCTAAAAAGAAAGGATGCAATATATCATATGAAGTTACGTTTGTTTAATTGGTTGTGTTTTTGTATAAAAATTTCATTTTATAGAAATAAGGAAACTAAAAAAGAGCACCATGCATAAGTGCTCTTTAAGATAGGAGGTAACACTCTGAGCTGAGGCTAGCTTTAAATTATATGATGTAGAAAAGAAATAAGACCTAAATTTTATTATTACCTCAATATAAAAGAGCAGTTAGCTTTTGCTAATTGCTCGGCCCAAGGTAATAGACATAGAGTGGGTATTAGTAAAATTGGCTATTCAAGAGCCTGTTTATAGTGTAACCAAGATTTTTAAATGTATTTCCTCTTTAAAAACCTTATTCAAACAGTGTTATTTAAAGAGAGAGTGGAGTAATGAAAAAGAATACTTTCCTTTTATACATGAGATGATTTTTTAGTTCTCAATATTATATGAGTGATAAGACAAAAATGTGTAATTAAAAGAGCAGCTAGCAAAAGCTAACTGCTCTCCAGAAAAGAGTTAAGAAGGAAGTTCAGAACTCAAGTGCATTTATAGTATGGACAAGGTTTAGGGATTTATTCAAGGAGGAATGGATATGATGGATGAATTTGAAGCGTTGTTTACAAAAGTGGCTCAAGTACAGGGGGATCAGGAATTAATTTGTAGTTGTACAGAGTGTTACTGGAATATGTATTTTCCTAATCGCTCTAATTCAAAGGAATGCGTATCAGAAAGCTTAGCAGATTTCAAAATGACACCTAATTCAACTGAATGTAAAGGATATTGGGATTACACAGAAGCGTGTGGTCACCCAAAACGATAAAAGAGCAGCTAGCAAAAGCTAACTGCTCCAATCATGGACTGTGTTTCGAAATGGGTTTTCTATAGTATGGACGGAATATTGAGTTTTATTCAAGGTGAGGGTAAATCGGCACAACAAAATAAGATTTAATCTCATGAAAATATACTCGATTCATTTATAAATGATCATAGATTTAACAATTTCATAATAGTATTTCTTCCATGTTATTGTTTGGTTATTTTTGGCAGTTAAAGTTAGAAAAAACTTAAGCATTATATTATCACCCTTTCTTGATTTTAATTTTATAAGGAAATATATAAATTTAACATTTTATATGCAATGAATATGAGCATTTGCTTTTTTATATGAAATTAATAATATTTATTTAGTTATCAAATGAAAACATCTGAAAAAGTTTGTTAACATGAGAATTTATTCAGGTTATTTAACAAAATAATCCTTTGAATAGAAAGCGAGGTTAGGAGAATGAAGGCTTTGAAGAAAAGAAAAATCAGAAAAGCAATTGCTCGTCGTACAAAAGAAGTGGAGAAGTATCAAGTTAATAAAGCTTGGAGAAACATCTTTGTACAAGCTGGTATTTTAAAGTAAATGAAAACAGAATACAGTCCGGCTAGAAAACTAGAGGACACCAATTCATTAAAGCAGCAATTAAGGCTGTTTTAGGAATAGGTGTCCTTTTTATTTTGAAAAGGGAGATGGGGAAATGAAGGCACTAAGAGATCAATTACGTGAATGGAAAAAGCAATCCAAACAAGGAAAGAAGAAAAAACAGAAAAAAAGAAAAGAAAAATTAAGTACTCGTGAGATTGAAGATTTAATGGGAATTCGTGGCCCGCGTTATGAACGTAGACGCGGAGCTTTAAGACAAAAGTAAAATTATTTAAGGAGGAACTCAAAATGAGAGAACAGTTATTTTTTAATATGCCAGTTGTTGATACAAAGAAAACAAAGAAAGCGGTAGAAGAAGTGTTGGAGTATTATCGTGAGTATTTGAATACATTGCCAAGTAATCTAATGCCGAAAGTAACGACAATGTTTTCAGAGGTTCCTCCGACATTTACAAATCAATTCCAGAGTTCTACTGAAGATATTGCTATTGAAAGAATTGAACTAGAGCAACAAAGAAAAGAATACATGGATTGGGTGCATAAAGCTGTGAATACGTTAAAACCTGATGAAAGATATATTATTTTTAAAAGTTATATGGAAGAAGAAATTGAATCCGACTTAAATATTTGGCTTGAATTAGGCGTAGGAAAAACAAAGTATTATAAGTTAAAAGGTTCAGCGTTACTACGTTTAGCGTTTAATTTAAAAGTGGAAGTATACAAGAAGAAAGCAAAACGTAAGGAGGAGGTGAAGAATGTATGAATCTTGTTCAGCCCATTAGAGATAGGGAAGCAATCCAGGAAATGAAGGAGTTTTTCAAGGGGAAGAATGAAAGAAACTACATTCTGTTCCTTCTTGGTATTAATACAGGATTACGCATATCGGATATATTACGTCTTCGTATTCGTGATGTGGAGGGTTGGAGTATCTTTATTCGTGAAAAGAAAACAAAGAAGGTAAAGGAAGTGAAGATGCCTCCAGAATTAAAGAAGGCAATACGTGAGTATGCGAAAGGGCGACCGAAAAATGAATTTCTTATTAAGAGTAGAAATGGTAAGAATAAACCAATCACTCGATCCATGGCCTACATCATATTAAACCAAGCAGCAAGAGAGTTTGGTTTAGAACGTATTGGGACGCATTCTCTCCGGAAAACATATGGATACCATCACTACAAGCAGTTTAAAGATGTAGCAGTGTTACAACAAATGCTCAACCATACAGATCAAAAAGAAACACTAAGATACATTGGGATAGAACAAGATACGCTAAATGATTATCAAAAGAAATTTAAAATCTAG